AGCTATTCCACGCTATCCGTATCGGTAAACTTGGGTTCTCTGGCCAAGTGATGCGCGATGCCTACGAATACTACGCGGGTGAGGTTACCCACGAACAACGATTCATAGAGCGCGTGTTTGAGCGCATCTTCAAGTATTGGAAAGCAGACTTGTTCAGCGACTTCAGTATCGCTCCACTCAAATATATAACCATCGAAGACAATGAATGAAAAGCATCTCATAAGCGTTGACGAGTTTCTCCAACTCGCGCGACACACGTCCAAGCATATCGACCAAGACGAGGTGATTGCCTACGTTAGAGAGGTCGAGGATAGGGATGTCATCCCGCTAATCGGCTATGAGTTGTACACTACATTCGTGGAAGCGGTGCGAGACTCAGAGATACCCGAAGCTGAACGTATCCTCTTTATTGGTGGCACTTACACCGGCGATTGTGGATGCAATCCTAAGGTCTGCGCAGGGTTAAAAAAGGCCGTGGCCTATATGGCCTATGCCAAGTTCGTAGCGGCCAACGGCGGCATTGTCACGCGCTCTGGATATATGCAGCACGATGACACTTACGCAACGCGGATGGACGATAAGAACCGAGCCAACGCGCGGCGAGATGTTCAGAATATGGCCGAGTTCTACTTTGGCCAATGCGTGGAATACTACAACCATCTCAACGGCAGCTGCTGCAAGGGCAATGCCCCGCGTGGCGGCTTAGTCAAAATAAAATCAATAGGCAAGGCATAAATATATGGCAACAATTGACGAACTACGCGCCCGCGCGGAACTCATCGCGGAAGAGCAACAAATCGGCGGCAACACCGCCGAGAGGGTAGGTGAGGCATTCGATATGGTGGCCGACATCATCGAGGCGGTGGCTCCTGGTGATGAGCAAGCGGTCTTGTACAACCCCCAATCGCCCAACGAGGCGCAGAAAGCACAAGCGAGAGCCAATATTGGCGCGCAAGAGACAATATCCGATATTGCGGATTATGTCAAGGTGTCGGCGCAGACCTTCACCGCCGCGCAGAAAGCACAAGCGCGCGAGAATATCGGCGCAGAGCAAGCGGGCGGTGCAGTAAAGAATCTCGCGGGGAGCGCGTCCGACACCGAGACCAGAATCAAAGCCGCGAACAATCCCAACCTCCAAGCCAATGTCCATCTATCGGGCAATAACATCTACGTTAACGGCATCGCGGGCGGAATTGATCTCGACAATAACGGAGTCAACATCAAGTCGGGCAATAGCGGTTACCCAAATGCCAAGGTCAAGATTAACGGCGAAGAGGTCGCAACTAAGGTGTATGTAGATGGCAAGGTAGACGATAGAGCAACGAGCATCGAAGATGCGCTCGCACTCATCGAAGCGGTCATCCCCTCTCAAGCATCTGCGCAGAACCAGTTGGCCGATAAAACATTCGTCAATTCTTCGATATCCAGTTCAACCGCCAACTTCGTAGGCACGTTTGATTCGTTGGCCGAGTTGCAAGCGGTGCAGAATCCGACCAACAATGACTACGGATTCGTCATCGAGACTGACGCGGTAGGCAATGAGTACTACGACCGATACAAGTATAACGGAACGGCGTGGCTCTTTGAGTATAAGGTCGAATCGACCCCCTTCACGGCTGACCAATGGGCGGCTATCCAGTCGGGTATCACGTCCACGCTTGTTACCAAGTTATCCGCTCTGCCTACCAACGCGGAACTCACAACGAGCCTTAATGCCAAGGCCGATAAGAGCGATACCTACACCAAGGCTCAAGTAGACGCGGCCATCGCGGCTATTGATGTATCAAGCCAAATCGCTGGCAAGGCTGACAAGGTAGCGAACGCGGTGAACGGTGACTTTGCCGCGCTCGATGCTAACGGCAATTTGACCGATAGTGGAAAGAAAGCAAGTGACTTTGGAACGGCACAAGATATCGCAGAACTGCGCAGCGCGTATGCGTCATTGACCCAGAGCGATATCGTTGTAGTGGCTGACCATACGGCGGTGGTATCGCCAGAGATCAACGCTATATATCGAGAGTTTGGCACAACGAGTTACTCAGATTGGATGTACTATGATGGCGCGTGGGTAAAGATGGCTGAGTATGACAACGCCATCGATGACGTGCCGGTCGATGGTAGCGGCAACTTAGTCAAGAGTGGCGGCGTATATGCTGAGTTGTACGGCGGGGAAGCCTACGACTTGCCATCGGGATTAACTGAACTAAATTGGCAGACCTCCACCGCCCGCAAGATATACTATGCTGATGGTGCGCTTACTTTCTACGCCAACACCGTACAAGGTTGCAACATTGGGCAGGCAGCCACGGACGGGTGGACTAATAACGCGAATTGGAAGGTCGTTGATTCGGCATTCTGGCTTGGTGATGAGCCGCTTGTGGTAAAAGTACACTACAATCTCTCCCAAGCCATAGATATAAGAGTCTACGTCAAGCGTGGCGAAAGCGGGTCGCTTGGATTTGCTCCTTATAGGATAGAAGCGGGAGAAGGGGTTGAGATGATTGATTTAAAGTCTTTCCTAAAAGCCTATGCCCCCACTGGCTACACCGGCATCACTCATATAACATTCGGCGGTATGTATGCCGTTGAGACTCCTTACGGGGAGAACCAGATTGACATATACGGATTTGAGCGCGAGTTTAAGGGGATGTATGATTTAATTACCGATTTGAGTGATGAAATCTCGCAGGGGATTGGTGCATTGAATAGGGATATGTTGGCCGCGATTAATGGCCGATTCTTTGAACGCCCATTTTATGGCCATTGCTTCATTAGCCAGATTAGTGCATCCTCTACACCGCTAATACCCTGCCAGAGCCTGATGGATGTTGATGCAGCAAAGAGACTGGGATTTGAGTCCATCGAACTAAACGTCCAACGTACATCAGACAATCAACTAATCGCCATCCACGGCGTGAGCGGCACGTTTGGCGGACAAGTATACCACATCAACAACGTGGATATTTCGTCCACGATGATTAATTCGGTGACATACGATTACATCCGTCAATATGTGCGATATCGGGCAATGTACGCCAAAGATAGGGTGACGATACCTTTGTTGAGCGATGTGTTGAAGGAGTGCAAGAGGCTTGGCATAAGCGTGGTGATTACTTATAGCGAGGATGCCCGCGCACTCGCAGATAAGTATATCGGTGAGAATAGGTGGATAGCTTATGGCGGTCTCCGCGGAAATGGCTACGGCGGTATGATAATGAATTACTCTCCATTGGCCACTCAGACGGAAATTGTCGAATTGTGCGAATCAATCAAGCCGCCATACGTTCACGCGCTCAACACTACCGCATTCGCAACGTTCAGAGCGGCAGGAACATTGCAAGAGTTGGCCGATGCCGTCCACGCGACTGGATGTCTATTGGGTCTTGCGTCCTGCTACCACTCGACCGATGATAACATTTATTTCTTTGAGAATGGCGGCGATGTGGGAGCGTCTGACAACTTCGTCAACTTCCCCGAATCTGGGAATCTGGTTAATGCTAATGGGGCGGTGGATTTCAGCGACTTTGCGCATACTGGGTCGGTGGTCGATGGCGTTTTATCGCTGCCTGCCGATGGTACGCTGACGTTGGCCACGCAGCCCGATACCGTCTACCTTGGCAAGGGGTCGCTTGAAATACGATTCAACGGCAGTCTAAAGATAGTCAGCTTTGGCAGGTCAACGGCGAACACTATCATTACAAGCGATGGCAAGCTGAAGAGCCTATCGACCTACTTTCAGAATGCCGCTCCGACATTCAGCATTGTAGCCACCGAGTCGACCGATATATATATGATACACTATAAAGCATCAAAGTGCTAAACTATGTGCAGACCAAAGTCAAAGAAAGAAAGGTGCTGCATCTGCAAGATTACCTTCGCGGTATGCTTCATCACTTCGCTTGCGCTCATCATCGCGGGATTCCTGCTCCCGCCGATGGGCGTAATTGACGGCTCAGTCCTTACCGCCGTGGGTGAGTTGCTCTTGTTCCCCTCTCTCCTCTATGGCTTCAGAGCCGTTGAACTGGGTCTCGATGTCAAATTTGAGAAGGGCGATGCCGCTTTGACAATTAAAAAAGAAAGCAATGAATATCAGCAATAGAGGATTAACCGCCATCAAGGCGGATGAAGGGTTGCGCCTACGCGCGTACAAATGTCCTGCCGGTGTTTGGACAATCGGATACGGCCACACTCGCGGAGTGCGCAAAGGGATGACCATTACCCCAGAAATAGCCGAGCAGCTTCTCATCGAGGATGTGAAGAGCGCAGAGGCAGCGGTGCGCAAGATTCCGCGTGAACTGACGCAGGGGCAATTCGACTGCCTATGCTCGTTCATCTTCAACGTGGGCGAGGGCCGGTTCTTTACGTCCACTCTCCGCAAGAAGATCATCGCGCGAGAGCCAGACGAGGCCATCGTGGCCGAACTCAAGCGGTGGGTCTATTCGGGTCGGTCAGTATTGCAAGGGTTAGTCAGACGCAGAGAAAGCGAAGCGCGCCTATGGTTAAGTTAAGCGTTTTTTTGAAAGGGTTTTGCGCAGCAGCCGTGGCCGCTTCGCTCTCTGCTTGCAAGTCATCCGTGGCCGTTGTGGAGCGCGTGAGGGTAGACACAACCTACATCTCCAAGGTGCAGCGCGATAGTATCTACTTGCACGATTCCGTGTCCGTTCGGCAAGAGATCAAGGGAGAGACGATATATGCCTATGTCGATAGGTGGCGCACCCAATATAAATATATTGTATGCACGGACACGCTCACGCGCGCGCGTGTAGACTCCATCCCCTATCCAGTAGAGATAGTGCGCCAGGTGCCACGGCATCGCGCGTGGTGGGAGTATGCGATTGCAGCATCTTTCCTTTTTCTTCTCATACACACGATTAAACGATTTAGTTAGGTAATGAATGAATGGTTATCATTTGGGATGGCCGTTGCCCGCGAGGGTAGCGGCCTTTTTCATCCCCTAATATCCCCTAATATCCCTTGATATCCCGATATACCATCAATATACCCTTTTTATATACCCTTTATACCCTCAATATACCCTTTTTACAATCCCGACCTGGGGTTAGTATTCCCGAATTATATATACTTTTTCCCATTATATAACCTTTTTACGCTCGTTTTTGCGTAAAATTATGCTTTTCAACATACGAAATGCATTTTTATATAAAAAAAGCTATAAAATATTTGCAAGTATAACGAAAAAGCTATACCTTTGCAACGTCAAAACAAAACAATAACACTCTAAACAACTACAACAATGATTACTATTAAGAACAACGCAACTGGTGAGACCTTCACTTATTATGGTGCTAACAAGGAATGCGCAACGCGCGATAGCTTCTGCACACTTCGCCCGACTGGCCGCCGCTTTCGCCAGAATTGGAATGCAGTTGTTGAGTATTATTTGGAAAGCAAATGGTTCACACAATGCATCCTTCGCAGCAATTTTGAGGTAGTTCTTTAAGATAAAACAATCGGGGCGGTTACCCGCCCGCCCCGCCTAACAAACATAATCAATAACCCATAAACAATTACAACTATGAAGACTTACAAAATCTCCGGTGAAACAAACGGCTACATCGCACAACGCGACATCCACTTCAACGGCAAAACCTACATCGTCATCGAACGCAACCTCACGCTCAAGGAAGCACAAGAGAAGCTGCTCCAACTCTTCAACAAGGACTACGGCACATACTATCGCAACTGGGGTCTTGTCCGCTGCAACCATTCCGATGTCAGTTCATCTTACAAGGATGGAACAAGGTCATACGAATATGATAGCCGCTACTATCGAATCGAAGAGATGAGCGAAGAAGATAACGAATTCTAACCACTAACACCTACCACAATGAACAAGCAGAGAAGACAATTCATCGAGGCACGTTTGGAAAAAATCGCGCTTGCGAAAGAAGACATCCAGATCGCGCTCGAAGAAGAGCAGGAAGCATTCGACAATATGCCCGAAGGACTCCAGGAGAGCGAGAGAGGCGAAGCGATGCAGGAGTGCATAGATGGCTTAGAAGATGCCATCAGCAACCTTGATGACGTAATCGAGACACTTAACGACATAGTATTTTTCAAATGATTACTACAATGAAAGCAGAGATCAATACATACCAAACCAACGCGACCATCTACTACTGCGACCACGCTTACAATGTCAACTGGGATGGCGCAGAGTGCGAGAGCCAATCAGAGTATAATGAGATGATATCCGATTGGCTTGAACCTATCGCGGATGCGGACAACTACGCAGAGATTCGCACCAAGTTGGAAATCTCCACCGACTATCTACGGCCGACCATCGGAGAGATGCTCCGACACGCGCGAATCGAGCAGGGCATCACGCAGACTGAATTGGCCGAGAAACTGGGAATCAAGCAGCCAACACTCGCGCGAATGGAGAGCGGCCGAGTAGGCATCAACGAATCGACCCTCACGCGCATACTTGACGCGCTCAACTTGCAACTGCAAATCACAAGCAAATAAGATGTAAGCAGAATGTTTAAATTGCTTACACGATATAAGCCGCTGACATTGATAGTGTTGGCGGCTTTTGTAAGCGATTATGTAAGCGATTTTGTAAGCGAATTCGTATTTACAACTGCGTCTAATACCATCCTATTGCACTCATCCAGGAGCCTTAACGATGGAGTGATATAAGTCTGCGTCACCGCCGAGCCGTAGCGATGGCCAAGACCAAGCGATATCGTCTCCACGGATGCTCCCAACTCCGCCGCGATGGATGCCCACGAATGGCGCGCGTAGTAGGTCGAGAGAGTGGGGAATAGCCGCTCACGCTCCACGATACGACCGCCACGCCCTGCGCGCTTGGTAATAGTGCCAAGCCGCTTGAGGCCCTCATTGCACCGCCGAATGAAATCACGATGGCTCTTATAGTGATTGCGAATGTTGACAAGGTAGCCGTTGCCGCGCAGCCGCTTGAGCAGTTCGGCCGTCTCTGGCTCAATGAGGATGGAGAGCAAGCTGCCAGTCTTCTGCCGCTGCAAGACGATTCTACGACCTTGAACATTCGCTTGGGTGAGATTGGCCAAGTCTACGATGTTAAGCCCGCAGATGGCAAAAGAGAGCCTAAAGATGTCCAGATACCACGCTTGAGAGGGTGTTGTCGGCTGATAGTGCCACAAGAGCCTCATCTCATCAAGCGAGAGGGCGCGTTTGGGCGAGAGTTCGCGGCGAATCTTGAATCGCTTAAAGGGATAGTTAGCCGTCATCCCCTCATCGATTGCGTAGTTGACCACCGCGCGCAGATTCTCCAAGTGTATGGCGCAAGTGTTGCGCTTCATCCCACGCTTAATCAGCCACCTGTCGAATGCCGTGAGCCAGTCAATTGTCAAATCCTCAAACGTGATATCGGGTGCGAACAACTCAACCATCTTGGCGGTGTAGTTGAATGAGTCTGCGGTTGACTTTCTATCCTTCAACCCCGAAAACTTGAATATTGTCTCGCTGACGGACACATTGCCACCGCCACCCATCGCGCGCAGCACTCTTTCACGGATGACGGACGCGGGCAGCTTTGGAGCATATCCGCAAGATTGCTCAAGAGCCTCTACCAACTGCAACATCATCCTCTGCAACCGCATATTGATTGCGGCGGCTCGTTCGTGGTTGACTACACGCCCCCTGCGCCATTGATCTGCGCGCAGCGAGTAGGGCGTAGGCTGATAGGCCGACTTGCCGAGTGAGCAGAATTCGATGCGTAGCGGGCAAGTGCCGTCTTGCCGAGGTCTACGAATGTCGAGATAGTACTTTATAGTGGCCATATAATTCGCAAGTATTTTGCAACGCAATGCGCCCGAATGCTACATAATGCAACATAGATGCGCACCGCCTACGAAAGCAGGGAAAAGGCAGAATGCCCTCTCCCTGCGAGGTCGGGGCGACCCGACTCGAACGGGCGACCGCCTGGTCCCAAACCAAGCGGATAGGGGTTGCGTAAGTGATTGAGCCTTATGGGATTTATAAGGCTTTGAAATGAGTGAATTGCGGGTGATTCGCAAGTTAATTGCGTTTTTGGGGTACAAAATCGATGATTATACCGCGCGGGCGCGACTGGATGCCAAGTCTTTTTTGAGGTCGTTTATTGTCTCTCGTTGGTCGGTGAGGATGGCTTGCAGGGCATCGATGGTCGATTGCTTGGAGCTGACATCGCGCTCAAGTTCTCCGATGCGTTTCTTGAGGTGTTTGGCATCGTCCGTTGGCGGCGATTCCTTCATCTCTGGCACTATCATATCTCCTTCTCCGTCCGTGAGTAGCCAATGAGCCGAGATATTGCCAAGTTGTTTATACACCTTTTCTTTGTTCATCGTGCCGCGCGCGAGCCATTGAGAGATGACTTGCTGCGACACTCCGAGCATCTTGGCGAATTGCGACTTATTGCCGCCGGTGTAGTGGTCGATTAGGTCGATTAGCATTTCGGAATTGTCCATAATATATGTTATTTAACATAATGTTAATAAATAATTGCCATTTTGTTTGGTCATAATTTACAAAGTGTTTACCTTTGCGGTGTAAATGTATAAAGAAATACATAAACCACCAAACAAAAACGTAAAAATATGGCAAAAATCAAACAATGCGAATCAATTCTTCCCTCTCTCAAGGGAATGAAGGTGGGGCAGAAGATATCCTTCCCCATCTCGCGCCAGTCAGTCGTGCGCACCACATCATCGGCCTATGGCATCGAAACTGGCCGCTCTTATTCCGTTATGCGCGACCGCGAGAAATCATTGGTAATCGTAACAAGAAACTCTTAATCTCAACAACAATGAACAACTCAATTCTCATCATCTGCGAGTGGGCATTGGTCATCATCCTTGCCGCGCTCTTCTGCCTCTCCTGCTACGCACTCATCATCGGCGCGTGGTGGCACATCATCACCGCAACTGGAAGCGGCATTCTGGCCTTGATGATTCATACCGATATCGAAGAAAGAAAAGGACTATGATAGAGCCTAACTGCTACTACACAATCACCGAAGCGGCGCAGCTGACCAATTGCCACCGCTCAACGATTCTGCGCGATGTTAAGGCGGGCATTCTGCCCTTCTGCGTCCAGATGAAAGGGCAGTTTCAGCGAAAGTTATTCAAAGGTAGCGTGTTAATGCGCTATCGCCAACGCACACTATTCATTCACTAATTATCTTAACAAAGATGGAAAACAAAAGCGTATTCGCAACCCTCAACGCCATTAACGTAAATGGCCACGTTGAGACAAAGAAAACTGGCGGGGTAGAACTATCTTACCTCTCCTGGGCGTGGGCTTGGGCGGAGGTGAAGAAGGTCTATCCCGATGCCACCTACACCGTCTATGAGAATGGCGGTGGATGGTGCTATCACACGGATGGCCGCACCGCTTGGGTCAAAACTGGCGTCACCATCAACGGCCTTGAACATATCGAGTACTTGCCCGTGATGGACTATCGGAATGCGTCCATTCCGCTTGACAAGGTGACATCGTTCGATGTCAACAAGGCCATTCAACGTTCATTGACAAAGGCTTGCGCGCGCCACGGATTAGGCCTCTATATCTACGCGGGCGAGGACTTGCCCGAGGGAGAGCCACAACCTACCCAGGCTCCACAAGCGCAGCCGAAAGCAGCCGCCAAGCAAGCGCAGCCGAAAGCCAAGCAGGGCGAGATGTCGTTCGCCGCATCTGAAGGAGAGCCGACAATCGATGTCCAAGTATGGGTGCGGAAGATTGAAGCCTGCACCACCACTGACGAACTCAAGACCACCTACAACCAAGCCCCAGATGCCCTGCGCGTGAGCGGTTCTCCAGTATATCAAGCAGCCATTAACCAACAAAGAAAAATCCAAACAAAATGACAACAAGTAAAGTAACATTCGACCCTATCGCCCACACCTACACAACCGAGGATGGGCGGCAGCTCTCTGGCGTCACTCCTATCGTAGCGTGGATATACCCGCGTACCTATGACGGCATAAGCGATGAGGTATTGGCCAAAGCGGCCGAGTACGGCACAATGGTACACCGCGCCTGCGAAGCTGCCGACAATGGCATCGTAGCATCTGACCAGTTCGTGCAGGACTATCTCAACGTGAAGAATGCCCACGGCCTATCAACATTGGCCAACGAACTCATCATCGACAATGACAAGGTGGCATCGGCAATCGATGTCGTGGCCGTGGACTCGTTCGGCGATAAGTGGCTACTGGACATCAAGACAACATCACAACTCCACAATGAGAATGTCCGCTTGCAACTCTCCATCTATGCGGCCATCGCGGCAGGAATGGGCATAGAGACGAGCCACATCGCCGCGCTCTGGCTGCCTAAACCTCAATATGGCAAGCCCGCGCTTGTCGAGTACACCCGCATCCCCGCTGACATCTGCAACCGCATCATCGATGCCTACCTTGCACAAGACAACGCAGCGCGTGAGGAACTGCTGCCCCTGCTGCAAGAGACGCTGCCCGCCGAGGTCATCGATGCACAACGCGCGCTCGTTCAGATCATCAAGTCGCAAAGGATGATGGAAGAGCAGAAAAAGGACATCGAATCGCGGCTCCTGGCTCTTATGCAGGAGTACAACGTGAAGAAATGGGAGAGCGATGCATTGGTCATTACTCGCGTACTACCGTCCACACGCACCACTATCGACACCAAGGCTCTCAAGGCCGACCACCCCGAACTCGTTAAAGAGTATGAGAAGACAACCACAACCAAAGAATCGATTAAAATAACATTAAGATGAACTATTCAATTTCTATTAATCTGATGAAGCTGAAAGCAGCTATCGCAGACGTGAGCGGCAAGAAATGCATTATCATTCCGATAGCCGACAACAGACTCTACGCCTCATACGACCAGACAACCAACGCTATCAAGAGCGTTTACTTGAGTCTTAACGCTTGGGAGACCAAAGAATCAAAGTATGGCGATTCCCACTCGCTCAAGCAGCAACTAAGCATCGAAGAGCGCAAGCGTATGACCGAAGATGAACTACGCGCGCTTCCGTTCTTAGGTTCGATGAAGCCGAAGGAATCCCACGCGAGTAATAGCCAAGAAACTACTGCGCAGGGTAATGTGGAGACTCCGACAACCACAACAAATGCTCCCATTGAAATTAACTGGGAAGCTCCAATCTGATGGCTGAGACGATCTACATACACAAGGCCAAGGATACCATCTCCTACTCTCGTCCTCTCGACTACGTTATCGGCAAGCTGCGCAACGGTGATTACGAACTCGTCATCTCCCGCAAGAGCCAGAAGCGCAGCATCCCGCAGAACTCGCTTCTATGGATGTGGATAGCGTGTCTTGAGGATGAGACGGGGATGTCCAAGCGCGACATCTACGATGCCTACTGCGCGCGGTTCCTGGCTCGACCTATCCGCACCCCGCGAGGAATGGTAATGGCCAACACCACCTCATCTCACCTCAACAAAAACGAGTTCACGGCATTTCTTGACAAGATACAAGCAGATGCAGCCGAGATGGGCATTAGGCTACCGCAACAAGAGGATGAGTATTTCAACGAATTCTATAACGAATATCATAACCGAGTATAACTATGGCGATGAAAGACCAACGCGATGAGTGGTGCGCAGCGCACCCCAACGCGACTATCGAAGAAGCCTATGAGGCGGGATATTGGACTGAATGCCGCAATTGGACGCTACAAGTAAGATGATATGAGAAACAGAATGCTCACAATCTACGGCAAGCGATGTGTCGCTCTCTACTCTCCACTCGCCCTGCATCCGAGACTCTTTGCCAAGGCTCTCGACCGTCAGCTCAAGCCAGGCGAAGCAGGATGTCTCCCCATCATCGCAACGCGCCACACACTAAGAGTCTGGGATTCCGATGGAAACGGATACGACTGCCCCTTCAAGACGGGCAGACGCGGGGAATTGTGCTATAAATGCCCGCATTCGATGCGAAAGAAGCTCATCGAAATTCTCCCGCCATCCTCAGTCGAGTGCGAATTGTATGATGCGCGCAAGATGTCCGTCAAGGGAGACTGCAAGGAATCAACCCATATCATCGTGCTTGATGTCGATATGCCAGACGTTATCGAAATGAACGACTACGCCAAACGCATCCCCAAAAGTGATGTCAAGGAATACAACCGAATGTCGCAGGTCGAGAAGATTAAATGCACCAACCGCAATATCGAGAGAACGAAATGAAAGATATTGAACACCATATCCAATGTGTATGCGTCAAGTGGTTTCGGCTTAAATACCCGCGACTGGTTCAACGCTTAATCGCCATCCCTAACGGCGGCGCGCGCGATCTCATCACCGGCGCACGGCTCAAGGCGGAGGGCGTAGTCGCAGGGGTCGCAGACTTGGCCCTGCTCATCCCCCGCAAAGGCTATGGCGCGTTGTTCGTTGAGATGAAGACGGACAAAGGGAGGCAGAGCGAAAGCCAAAAACAATGGGCGGCGCAACTTGGCAATGACTATCTTTACATCGTCTGCCGTTCACTCGACCAATTCATAAAGATTGTAACTGATTACCTCCACGAATGAAAAATAGAATCTCCATACCATCATACATCTACAAGGCCATTATGGCCCTGCCAGTTGACCCCGCTTTAGCTCTGGACTATCGCTGCGAGTTGATAGCGTTCGCCGTGGCCTACCTCTTCGGCGAAGCTGAGTCAATGAGACTGAGCGAACCCGCTACGGCTCAACTGCCCTTCCTTGTTGCGATGCTTGAGCGGTCATCCGAATTGTCGAAGCTACGTTCAGAGTGTGTCAAGGCAAGATGGAATCGAGTAATACTCAGTAATACTCAGTATTACTCAGTAATACAAAACGGAGATAAAGAACAATTGTCCAAAGAAAAAAGTAGGGGCAATCTTACAAATAGTGCAAATAACGATAACGAAAACTTAATTGCCGATAAAAGAGAAGAAAAAAAGAAAGGAAATAAAGAAAAAGAAAGTTCCCCTGCACCCCTTAAAGAAAAAGAAATTAATAAAGAAAAAGAAGAAGAGAAAATTAGTGTGGGTACTACGCGCACGCGCGTAATGCCCAGACCTACTCTCTCCGAGGTTAACGAATATATCCTACAAATGGGATATACGTTCAGTGCAGAGGAGTTCATCGCATTCTATGAGTCGAACGGGTGGAAAGTAGGTCGTAATCCTATGCGGAGTTGGAAAGCAGCTTGCCGCACCTGGCAGGGTAGCAAGCCGAAGAACACTCCTCAAGGCTCTCTCCCTACTGGCATATCGGAGCAAGAGTGGAACAATTTCAATACTTGGCGCACCCGCCACGCACCCGACATCGCTATCGACCCTCAAGCCTATCTCGACATCAAATGCCTATCGCATCGCAAGCCCAACGTTGTAGCCGATATGCTCATCGCGGCCAACGCGGCCAAGACGAATGATGTCGTAGCCTACTGCAAGCAGCTTGCAGAACAACCGCCATACTACGCCAGAATCTGGGCAGACTGATAAACCAATTAATAACTCTTAAACAATTACAACTATGCGAGAATTTAATCTTGAAGAAGCAAAAAGCGGTGTGCCAGTATGCACCCGCGATGGCCACGCGGCCAGAATCATCTGCACGAATCGCCAATATTGTATGCCTATCGTGGCTCTTATCTACTCTTTGCCCGATGAAGGAGCGACAATTGAGTTCATACAGAACTATTATGATAATGGGCGCGTGTATATTGGAGATCGCTTGAGCGATGACGATTTGTTTATGCAGTATTAAGAACTATGGAAAAGTACGAATTAATAGAGAGCGATAAGCAAGGCTTATATCGCGTCAGGGCATTAAGAGATTTCCGCGACGTCAAGACTGGCGATGTCGGAGGGTATGTTGAGAGTGAATCCAACCTCTCACAAGACGGCAATGCGTGGGTCTACGGCGATGCGAGGGTCTACGGCGATGCGTGGGTCTACGGCAATGCGAGTGTCAGCGGCAATGCGAGTGTCAGCGGCAATGCGAGTGTCAGCGGCGATGCGAGGGTCAGCGGCGATGCGAGTGTCAGCGGCGATGCGTGGGTCAGCGGCAATGCGTGGGTCTACGGCGATGCGAGGGTCTACGGCGATGCGTGGGTCTACGGCAATGCGAGGGTCAGCGGCAATGCGAGTGTCAGCG